CTCATAGGTTTTGTATTTTCATAAAATTACAAAACTTTCTGAGATTTCCAAATTTTCTTCTCTATATTTCTATAGAGTTCAGACTATATCATCACCTTATTTCTAAGGGCCCTGTGCTTCCACTCACTTGAGTGTACGTCTTTCGACTAGTCGTTGAACCTTCCTATTTCTAGGCTCGGCTGCTGATTGTCTTCACCTTTAAGTGGTCAGATTTTCCAGCAATTCTCAGGGTTTTAAATCTCCATGATTAATTTAGAGATTACAGAATTGAAATGGTCTCAATGCAATCTCACAACAAGGATTAGTACCCCATTCAATATTGTTAGTCCAATATATTCCAGGTTCCCCACTATTACTAAGTTCTATCCTCTTCCAAAGGGATTTGAATTCCTCCTCAGAAATACTTCCTCTCAACAGCACAGCAGAATTATTAGCCCTTCCACGCTGCTCATTCAGTTCCCACCAATTACCATACTTACATGTGATCATTTCCTCATCATCATGGCTGAACAGAGCAATCATCGCACTTCTCCTGATGCCTCCAGAAAGCACTGAATTAGCAATATGGCAGAGTATGTCATGGCATTCCAGTGGTATAAGCTTTTCTCCTTCCTGTTTCCTATCAAGAATAGCTTGTACGTGAGCTAAACATATCTTCAAAGGCTCAGGACCAGGAGCTTTACCACCTGCTGTTACAAGCCTAGCACCCTTATGCCTAATGGCTCTGAAGTCAAACTTAGGCATAAAAGACCCCTCAAGATAGGCTTTCATAAGCACTTTTACAGCATCAGCCCATCCCATAATACTATCTTCAATGAGGTAGTTTCTGGATTTTCCTGGCTTTTTAATTTCAGGGAGCTGTGCTACGTGGTGCTTTTGAACAGAATATCCCACTCCTGTACCACCAAGCAACAGGAACATTGTCTCACTGAATCCATGAACACTGTCAATAGGCAAATAACAGCAGTTATATCCCCTTGCATTGTTCACTTCCATAGCTGGTCCAGCAAATTGAAGAGCTCTCATGGAAGGAAGCACTTTCTTCTGCTTGATCAGTTGTCCATTATGAAGAATAGCTTGTTCTAGCTTAGGATATTTCTTTATCATCATAGATAAATATCTATTCACTATTTCATTCCAATCTTCCCTGCGTTTTGCTTCTGGAATATACTTTGAGTATTTCGTAAACACAGTGATTTTACTTAACGCTTCCAATCCTAAATCCATAAATTTTTGAGTTTTTTGATTAAAAAAAGAGGGATGTAAATATACATCCCCCCTCTTTCTAATCCAAGAGATTTTGAAAATTCTATCTAACCATGTTCCTTATTTTCTCTCCAAGCTCCATATCATTAGGAGTGGTGTTAACCAAATGGATTATTTTCTCAAGATAGAGAGAAAGATCCATTGCCTCCTGTTGAGCATGTAAAAGGTAGTTGTCAGAATTGTTTCCTTCTAATGTGGTTCCATACTTCTTAATGCCTACATCACTCCTCTGTTGGTATTTGTCCACCACTTGCTGCACTATCTTGTCCTTCATTTTTGTTATGTTAAATGTTGAATTAGCATAAATTTTTATTTGATCAGATCTATAGTGTCTTACATGTCCTCCATCACAGAGGACAACGCACCATAGATCGTTCTCAAATGTACCACTATTAGTGACATAGATGGCATAACCATCTTTGTTATTCTCCACTACTAGAGGAATTGGACTCCGAAACTCCAACATTATCATTATTGTTTAATCTTCCTTCCATAATTTGGAGCAATTCTTCAACACATATTAGCTCTGCATCTCTTCTTGTAGGAAAAGATGCAGTTTTAATACTAGTGTGATTCATTCCATATCCCCATCCATCATTCCAGAAGACATAGCCATGAAGAGAATGTTTATCAAAGAAATCAAACAATGCTCTTGGTTGATTATCAATCATAATGACAATCTTCTCTTCAGTGAAAGCTGCTTTTGCAAGCTCTCTGAAGCCTTCAGGAATGTCTTCTTTTTCAAGAGAATTAAAGAATATTTCTGTGAAATGTTCCTTAATAAGCTCTAAAGTCTTTGGATGTTTTTTCAATAGTTCTACCATGATATTCTATTTGTCTAAGTTCGTGCATTTTATCATTCCACCAAAGTCTTTCATATCCAAAGTCCATATATTCTTCATAAGGAAGTCTTGCCTCTTTATGACATTCTTCATATATGAGCTGACACTCTTTAGACTTCATTTCGCAATAGCTAATGGTACGCTCAATGCCAAATTTACCCAATAATTCATTAACTAACAATTCATTGTACATGTTTGCCGATTAATTTGTTAACATTCAGTGTCTCTCTTTCTTCTGACCAACCTTCCCAAACTTCAAGGTCATCATCCAGAATTACACCAAGCTCTCTTTCCCAATAATCTAACATGTCCTTGGTCTTTTTGAATATGCGAACCTGCAAACTCACTTCATCTCTATGCAGTCCATTGTGCATAATCTTCACCACCTTAGGAAACACTTCTTGGAACTCCTTTGATGTTTTGGAATACATGCCTTGCTTGACAAGATTGAAATCATCGGACCATTTAGCATCTAATTCATAAACCACCACTACAAGGCCATCCTCATAGTCATAGTCATCTATCAAGTTTTTCGTTCTTTCATACTCACTATCCAGGAATTCTTTGAATTTCTCTATATTCTTTGGACGAAACACAAGATAGACAGCATTATCATACTGCTCTTCTCTGTGTCCATCCTTGGAATAGCCATCAACGAATCCATTCTCTAAAAGCTTTTCCCTCCCAATTTTCAGAGTGGGAACCATGAATATAGTAGTAATAGTCCTTTCTAACTTCATCAGTCCTTAATGTTTAAAATTCCGTTTTTAGAAAAATTCTCTCTGCTTATACCCCATTTGTCATTTTCAACAGCCCATTTCAAATCTGAAATGATGCTTTTGACGCCTCTGTAGGTACGTCCCTTATGTTCAAATCCATTATAACACTCATCAAGATCATTGACACTCAATGTATAAACAAGAGGGTTATAATAATTGGTGCTGTCACACACTATGAATCTGGTGGGCATCACCTCATAATCCTGAAACTCTGTTGTAGAAATCACTGCTCTGTGATAGAGAAATGCTTGGATGTAAGCTCTTCTGTAAAGATAGTATTCCTCATAGAAGTTCTCCACTGCCCATACACACTTAAGGTCGTAGATGTACACTTTCTTCTCCTGGTGATCTATAATCACCTTATCCAGCATGCTCTTCAGCTTCAGCCCATCTATCTCATATCCCTCTATCTGAAACTGATTAAACACTTCATACCTTGCACTATTGACAATATTGACAATATTACAAGTGACATCATTTGTCCTCAGCTCATCAATGATTTTCTCAGCATTATTCACATCATCAGCTGTCACCACAGTGAGACCTTTTGATTTCACTTGGCTGAGTTCATTGAAATATATCTCAGCATCAGAGCCACTGAACTTGGAGAGTACGGTTTCAAACTTTATTTTGAACCCACTCTCTGCATATGCATCTTTGGCAATGTCTTCAAAAGACCTTGTAAGAATACCATCTTCTGTAGCCAGCTCTGTGAATTTATACAAAGATTCAACAAACGAAAGCATAAGACCTGTAGGAGCATTTGCCAAGCTTGACATATAAAACCTCTCATCAAACAGTTCAGCCTCCATCAAAAGTGTCTCCACCAGCCTACCCATAGTGGCTGCTTGGGTGTCCTTTTCCTCAACTTTTTCTCCCTTGATATACTTCTTGTAATACTTTTTCCTATCCAGGGAAAAGTCTTTAAGACTAGAGCTGCTGTCCATATCTACAGCTCTATACTGTGCTTCTGTCTTTTTAATTCCTGTTATCATGCAGTTTTGTTTAAATTATTCATCTGAAATCCATTCGTAAGAAAGCAAGTGGTAGTCACTCAACCCCACTTTACTCTTCATAAGCCCTGATGTAGAAACCACTCTTTCCTTAAGATCTTTAGGAGACAGGGTCATTTGTTCCCCATTCCATCTCACCTTAATCTGTTCATTCTTTTTAATGGCTTCTTTCACTTCATAGTCACGAAGATCTACACATCCTTTGTACACCTTTGTTACATTCTTAACCATATCCTCATAGTTTTTATTTTTTTATTACCTCGTCAAATATCCCCAATGAAATAGCTTTCTGGAAAAGCTTACGGAGCCCTTTGAGATGGCTTTGTTCAAAACCATCAATTTTTGATAGATGACGAAATTCTTTCATATTACATTTCAATCCAGCTTGCAAAGGCATCAACACCTTGAGAAACAATTTGTTATACAAATATTCATCATTGTCCCAAACTTCTATCACCTTTTCTGATTTCATTCCTTTGTCCTTCCAGAATGTAAGTGAAGCAAAACCATATTGTCCAAACTTTTTTTCAGAAACATTCATCATTGCATTAATCTCATACTGTATTTCATCTTCCTCATAAAGCAAATCAGTGCTTCCAAAAATCTTATTTTTCAATTTGTTCCCCATGACTTTAATGTGTGTTTAAATGGTTCACCTTCAATGTTTTGCACAAGATGTAACATCTGTTGTGCTATCTCCCGTATTTCCAACTGAGCTTCTTCACTATTCCTCAATTTAAGGAAATTTGCAAAACTCCTCATGTTAAACATTACATCTGCCTGTATTTGGGAGTTGTATGTTTTAAAGAACCTTGCACTTTCCTTTGCCCTTTTTCTGCCAAGAACTGGTGTTAATTGTTCTAATGATTTGTGATACAATTTATTACCCAATTCAGTGTATAGCTCAAGAGCATGATGCAAATCCATATATTCTTCTTGTGGATAATTTAATAGATTTTTTACTCCACAATCATTTCCGATTCTAACTTCCCACCAATCTTTAGGTAGATAGAATTTATCCTCTTTCAGTTCCTTATATCTGGCACTCTCAGCATTCAATGATGAAATCCTGTGCTTCAGGAGATGAATATGAGAGGCAATATCGCAGTTCACTAGGAAATGTACGCTACCCTTTTCAAAAGGAGTTTCATGTCCTTCTTTCCAAAGCCTGTCAATCAGAGCAGGAATCCTGTTCCTTTTCTCTTCTGTCAATTCTCTGGATGTGGAAGTCCATGCACTACATGCTATGGTTTCATCATTTCCATAATGTCCTAATAAGATGACACTATTTTCCATTCTTCTCTTTTTGTGTTTTAACATTGTGACAGCATGAACAAAGCACTTGCAAGCCATCAATTTCTATAAACAATCTCTCAACAAATCCTGGAAGATCTTTAGCTGAATTCAAAGAACCTGCAGGAATTATATGATCAACGTTTACAGCCTTATCAGGAAACCATTTCTTGCAATGATTGCATTGGTATTCCCATTTCTGACGCTTGAGAGCACCCTTGTATGGTCTTCTTGCTTTCATTTTACATTGTGTAATAGGTTTCCAAAACCTACTCTTCTGTCGTAAAGCACTTCTTATAAAAGACCAAAAGGCTGATTCACTCATTGTGCCAGCGTTCCTTGTCTTAACTATTTTCTTTGGCATAAATGTAAAATTATGCAGAAGGTAGCAATATTCACTACCTTCTGCAAATAATTTATTACACCAGAGTGATCCTGTTTGAAATAACATCCTTCATGCTTTCCAAAGAACTCACAATGTTGTCAATTTCAACACTGGAGATTTTGGGAAGATTGAATTCGTATTTCTTGGCTTCCACTGCAAATCCTTCTTTCACCCTTTCAGAAAGATCATTCAACTCATTGACAGCATATTCTTCATCCAATTGAAGAAAGTCGAAGTCTTGAGAATTCATAATCTCATCAGCTTCTGAAACAGTGGTGGTCATGAAAGGAAGATACTCATAACACCTACCCTTTTCAGCACCAATACCCACAACCTTCATAGGATTGTGAAGAGTGAATACAGTGGTGTTTCCACAAAGAACATAGGGAGCTGTATGTCCTGCAAAATGCAACCCCTTCTCTGCACAATCAGCTGTAGACCAGCTGCAATCCTCAGGACGCATACTCACCACTTTACCAATCCTAATGTCAAATGTCTTGGTATAATCATCTGTGTAACGATTGCCTTCCATATTAGGCAAATCATTGTACAAAGATGCAAGATTACCAATAACCACTCCTTTGCAAATCAAATTAGTCACCTTCTCAATGGAATACTCTCCATCATTTTGCACTACACGGAAATTCTCAGGATTCTTCTTCCACACAGCTTTCACCTTATTGTAGGCATTACTTATGGCATCCACCAGAGCTTTATCTGTTGCACTGGTTGCCACTACATTCCTAAGACCAACGAAGAATCCCTGCTTGGTGATTTTCATTCCATTCTTAAAAAGGAAACCATACAGCTTATCAACCACTTCAGCTCTTGGATTGAGGCAGCACCACAGGAAAAACCTCTTGTGAGCTATATATTCCTCATCATCTTGCACTGCGTTGAATGGTTCATTTTCATAATGTGAAAGAATTTCACAAAACTTCTCCACCAACAGAGGAGGAAGGCTTCTGCTTATGCCTTTGAGATACACTATATTGTCATTGACAACTTCAAAGTCATCAGTGAGAGAGTTAAGCAGACCAAATCCTTTTTTCACTGATTGAACTTTTTCAATAGCATAGTCTTCTTTCATCTTTTCAACCAGTGTCTCTTGATTTGTGAGAATGCTAATAACCTGATCTTCCGTGTAAGCATTTCTCACATCCATAAATTCCTGTTCTGAAGCATTTGATTTGCTCAGAATACTACCATCCTTAAGAATAACAGTGATGACATCATTCACCAGCTTTACAAGTGCATAAGGATGTTCTTGTTTTACCAATGGCTCTGGTGCAGGGGCTACCACTGGACTTTCTTTCTTGCTTCTAAACCAATTAAAACTAAACATAGATCATTTGTTTTTATTATTCCTGAGTGTTTCTTCGTCATCTTTTCCTAACACCTCTACCACCAATCCTGAAGCATCAATTTGCCAATAGATGTCATTCCATTCTTTGTTAGTGCATTTGTTCATTACAATTTCTCTGTTTTCATTCCATTCTTGAATGGTTTTTGATGTCCTCATGATCTGAAAGGCTTCTTCCTTTGTCATTTGCTTTGTTTTTAAATTAAAAAATGAGAGGGAGGCAATCCACCTCCCTCTGTTTGATTAACCTTGTGAAATTTTGTAATGCGATAAATTCAGTCTGTATTTGTGATATTTGAAAAGATCACAAATTAGACGCTCTGTAGGTTTGTCTACACGGTAATGATGTTGAAACACAGCATTCAAGAAATACAGCTTTTCCAACGTCTTCTTTACATAAACATAGGTTTCTACAATACTACTATCAATCATATCAAAGGTTGTGTTATCCATTATCCTTTGTTTTGTAGCACTGGATGAATTGTTATTCAAAAACCTATCATGGTAAATAGACAATTGAATGACTTTCTCACCAAGAGATGTAGAAAAATCCCTAAGATTATATGATCTTGAAAAAACATAGGTGTACTGGTTCATGAGCTTGTTGATGTACAATGATGTAACCATCCTTTTGTACACCTTGTTCTTCCCCTTTACAAACTCTTCAACGTTCATAAGATTGTGAACTTTGATGCCATTGAGAACTTCGTATTGTTTTTCAGAAACTATACCAAACACTACATGTTTCTTATGGAACAGTCCATACAACTCATCCAATTGCTGCCTGTGTTCATCTTTTCCATAAACTGTTAAAAATGAACGTCTGTGGAAGTTATTCATCTGAACAACAGTGGGAACAAACTTACATGAATTATTCCCCACTGTCCTTTCAAGATCTTGAGCCATTTTAATAGTTACCTCACCATCCAGTTTTACCCTTTTGGTTTTAGCTCCACCACCTACAACTTTTGAAACAGGCATCCTTTTCTTACTACTCACCCAAGTGGAAGGCACTGTGTTATCATCAATCACCTCAAAATCCTTAACAAACATCTTTATCAAATTCTGCAAATCAACTATCCTTTGCCTCCACTCACTTTTTGGATATTTTTTCAATTCCAAAATGTTATAGTAAGAACTGTAAGCACCATTGTTATTTTGACTTTTAAGAGGAATCTTTGTGTCTTTTTTAATGATGTAGTAGTCAGTTCGTTGCCATTTTTCCCTCAGATAGTCTTTCTGTCTTACAGTGAGAGCAGATGAACATATAGCCACCTTTTTATCTTTTATTACATAATAGGGAGTTATATTAGCTCTTCTTTCCTCGCTGTGAAACCTTGAATTGTAATATCTGTAAAGTCTTGAATACTCACGGAATATGAAGTCTTTAGCAAGAACTATTCTTTTAATATCTATCAGTTTCAAACCCTTTATTTTGGGTTGTGCCATTGATATGCTTGAATAGTTGTTTATTTTACTAACATCCAGTTTCAGATTATGAAAATTCACATATCTGTGATCATCTGAATAATATTCAAATACAGAACGAACATCATCTGTTTCTGTTACTGAGGCATTATACAAAGACACAAAGAAATCACTCACTTTAGCGAGCTTGTCCATAATTATCTTCTGAGTGTCCCTTGTATAACGAATGGATTCCCTGTTTGGAGTGGGAAATATTCCATCAGAAAGATTAAACCTCAAAGCAACAGGAAAATGTACTGGACCAGAAAGTCCCACTTTTGAATAGTCTAGTTGATAATAGACATTATCCAAACATATGTGAATATAATTATTCTGTGACAATTGACTCCATTGAAAATCATCATGTCGTATGATTTTGAAGTCATTTGGTATGCCATCAACGTCAAAGTAGACACTTTCAAAATAAGCAAGTTGCTCTTTTGTCTTTGACTTGAAAGTGTTGACATCATATGTCTTTACAGGAATAATCATCTTCACACCATTCCTTTCAGTGGTGGGAGAGTCATGAATGAGATCTATGGTATTGCCACTTTCTCCTTCATACATGGCATATTTCCTTTCCATTCCATTCTTCCTACATACAAAATAGAAAGTGGAAGAATAAGCAAGACCTGCCTTGAATCCTAGCGATTCTGTTATCTCCAGTTTCTTGGAGTGTCGGACTATATCATCACCCATTTCTGGGGCTGGACGCTTTTTCACTAATACACTACTATTAGTTACTTCCTGTTATTAAGCAGACTATACTGCTCAGGTAGTCTCTAAACCTTCTACAAATGTATCTGTAGCTTGGCTTTTGATTATCTTGTTAAATTCCTCAAGTTTATCATGCTTTCTTTTTAAAAAATAGTTAGCATCATTATATAAGTAGGTTAAACAATTTTTTACATCCTCAGAATTTTCAATCCATAGAATGTAGACAATCATTTTTCTCTTTCTTTCCGCTATGTAAGATTTTTTTGTAGGAAGATGTTCAGCAATTTTTTCAAGAAATGCTTTGTCTGTAGAACAAAAAGCAAGTTTTAGTTTATATCGCTGAATATGAGGCTTTGGAATAATATAATCTCTTTTCCTCTTGTATTTATACGCAAGAGATTTTATTATTATACTACCATCACCATCCATAAATCCTCTGATAAAATGAGGAATTAAATCTTTATTTAGCTTAGGAAAGGTCATTCCTACTCTACTTTTATTTATATTGCATCCTTTTTCTAATAAAGACTGACAGAGATTATTAGATGATATTGTTATTTGAGCTTTCTTTTTCCAGTTTTTTAATATACTGGAAGGACGATGAATAGTAGAAACATTCCTTCCACCTGCTTCATTAGCAAGTCTGTCAAGAATATAACCATCTTCTTCCTGAATTTCAATTCTCAAATACATTTGTCTGTTGTTTGGAGGACAAACAATTCCTCCATCTGCATATATAAATCCTAGTATGTACGCTTTATATTCACTATCTATTTTCTCAAAATATTCATGATTAACTTTATATTTGTATCCCATAAGTATAGTTTGTTTAGGATACAAAGATAAGAATTTAATTTAGACTTCCAAAAATTCATCCAGTTTTCTTATAAAATTTCTTCTATAAGCGGCCTAGTTTATTTGACCGAACATTCCTAGTTCAATGTTACTGTTCCTCTTTGTGGATTTACCATATTTACTGATGATGTTCCTTACATCATCGTCATCAAGACCAAGACCAAAGTCTTCCACAGAGAATTCATAATTACCCTGACTGTTCATCCTAAGCCTTACGACAATAGGATCTTGAACACCTGCTCTCCTATGACTATCAAGAGCATTACTTGCCCATTCCCTGATAGTCGAACCTATAGCATCTGAATATAGGTTTTTACTTAACATCTGCATCAGCATCTGAGCAGAATCCAAGTCTAAGGACATGCCAATACTATCATTGGTTTGACCTTCGGAGAGAACTAAAGCTTCCTTTTGTTTTTCTAAAATCATAATTTTGCTTTTAAATAACACCTTTTGATTTCAATATTTCATGTGCTTCCAATAGTTTCACTGCTTCTTCATGAGCAATGTCATCAAGATTGATTTTAATTATTTTGTATGGAGTGTGATATGCATAACCTGGACGAGGACGAGATTCATTTTTATACATCATAACAGCAGTTGGATAATAAAAACGAATTGTTCCTTTTCCATATCCTGCAAATATGCCTGCATACAAACGACCTCCACCTGAAAAAGCAACAAAATCACCAACATTCAGATTTTTTGCAAAATAATTATTCATTTTCTTGTAACCATTTAATTTCAAAATTATTGTTGTCCTTAAGAATTTTGTTCACCTTTGTGAACACGCCTTCTGAACTCCATTGTGTGCCTTTGTATGCAGCAGCAGCTGGATGACTTAACGTGAATGTCCATGTGAACGGAGGAAGGTATTTCTCAAACTTTGCAGCGTCCTTTCCAAGAAAGATGATGGGCACTCCCAAATAACCTATTATGTTCTCAAACACATATTTTGTAAAAGGATGCCACACTTCCAGATGACTTCCAGGTTTATTCACCTCAGTGGTGAGAGATGCATTATACATGAAAACTCCCTGTTTTGCCAAATGCAATACATCAGGGTTTTTCCAATGATTCAGTGTCAGTCCATCATAAAGCTCATTCTCAATGCCAGTGTAAAACTGCTCTAAGCTGGGCTGTAGATAGTCTGTGACACTGCAGCCCATTAGCAAGCCATCAGCTACATATTCACCATGTTTCATAGTGTGATAGGGAGCCATACCCATCATCACCACTTTGATTTCATCCAATGGTGTTTCACGAAAGCATCTATAGGTGAGAGAAGAAGAAGGGGCAATTTTATGCCCCTTCCTACTCCTCTGCTTCAAATGTTCATAGATGAGATCACATTCCTGTGATTCTATGAATGGTTTGATTTTTTGATGATAGCTTTCATGAAACTGGTCTTTAAAGTTGATCCACTTCATTATTATCAAATATTTCAAGTTGAACAAAAGGACTCGGTGGTTCCAAAGAGGGCACTACAATCGTTGATGTTGATTGAAGAATGCCTGATTCACCTACAAAAAAGCTGTGAGCTTTCATGTGGTCATTCATCCAACTCCTTGGATGTGTTTCCTTCATGGTTTGTGTTGTAAACTGATAGAGTTCCCACATGCTGTTTGGAGCACCATAATCATATGTAGGAGAGGTGAGTTCTTTGGCAATTTGATTCACCTGCATGGTGCTGATCAATTTCTCCTCCAAAAGAAGCCTACCAACAAGTTCAGCTTGTGTACGCTTACTCACTTCCACCTGCTTCATTGATTCACGCTCCTTCTGCATAGTGGTGAATGTGTCACCAGCTTGCTTGATGTATTCTGTGATAGCTGCAGGTGTAAACTCCTGAACAGTGCCCATGTGCTTCTTCTTAAAAGAGCCCATGTCACCATGCACACAGCCATTAGAACAAATGAATATACGTGCACCAATAGCAAACTTCAAGCTCAAAGACCTGTTATAACTGTTCTGCCAACCAATCTGCAGCTGCATTTCTTTGTCTGCTACATTGGAAATGGTGAAATTACCATTAGCCACTTGTCCGTCTGGAGAAGCTGAATAAAGCTCTTTGTCCAATGTAAATCCTGATTGGTAGATGGATTCCAATGTAAGATTTATAAGCCGTTGATGTGTAACTGGCTTATATGTCCTTGTTTGTGCAGGAAGTTCTGCATTCAGCAATACAGCTTTTGTCGTTGTGTACGTTGCCACTTTCATTGTTGTGAAATTTTAATTTGTGTTTGTAAAAAAGCACTCAATATGCCTTCCAGATTTTCAATACCTATACATTCCACCTCATCTCCTTCAGCGGTGGATAGCCATTCTGTATTCTCTTCAATGGCTTCAATAAGATGTTTTACATTTTCAGGTTGATTCATAATACACCTTTTTCTCTAAATAATCTTTCACTGTGTCAAGTCCATAATTTTTTGCCCAATCTGCAAAATCCTTTATCCCTTCAGACAGGAGTTTTCTTGGGACATTACAATATCCAAAATCAAAAAGCTTAGTGATCTGCTGAGAGCTTGACACTCCTGTAACATCACTGTCAAATCCCAAAATCTGTCTTTTGGAATTTGTTTTTATACGTTCAACATTTTCAGGGGTGAAACAACCAGTGCTTTCATTCTGAACAGCACACACACAAGGAATAATTTTGCTTAATACGAGAAAGTCTTTCTTGCTTTTTGTGATGAAAAGTGTGTCACACTTCTTTATTTCACCATCCATGGCACTTATAGGTACATTGTTAGGAACCCATTTGCTCTTTTTATCAGCAAAAGGACGATATATCTTCCAATGTCCATCATAGAAATAGCCAAACACCATCTCTCTTTCAGCCATTGGATGAAGCTGTCTGTTAAGAAAAACCTTCTTTATTGCATAAACATTGTTCTTCTTGAGGTCATCTAACGACTGGTGATAATCACTCCAGTATTTCAATTCAGCCTCAGTGAACTTTCTTGTAACCACCTGAATGAAGGAAATCCTCTTCACTTCAGTTGGTTGTTTATACTGTCCCACTATTGCTTTGTAGTCTTTCACTTCGCTTGTAGATATGCCAAGACCAAAGTCACAGTCTATCTTCTTCAGCACATCTTCCATCTTTGGAATGTTGAACATTTTCTGTACAAAGTCAAAACAATCTCCACGATAGTTTATATTACCAAAATCTATAAAAGACAGATGTCCTGATCTGTTGCTTATGAGAAAAGAAGGATTTCTATCTTTACGAAATGGTGAATTAGTGACAGCATTCAGCTTCCAATTCCTTGAAGGCATGTAATAACGGAATATGTCATATGGAGTGATCTTATCAAGTATTGTATCTACCAAAAGAGGAATCTTCCGTTTACCTTTTACCATACTATAAAAATAATAAAAAGCCCCCATATTTCTATGAGGGCTTCTATCTTTTTAACAAACCTTATTAATAATCAGGACCATCCTGGCTGATGACAGCATCAGATGCAGTGATATTATCGTCTGAATTATAATCACGCAGGTCTGCAAATGTGTAGAAATCACGGCATCCGTATTCACCAGTGACAGTTACAACAAACCTTTCATGAGGCTTCAGTTCTTTGGACTGCTTGCTCCTAAGACTCTGCTGCTTATCAGATTTGTTATAATCCACAAGCCTGAACTGCTTCAGAGTGTAGCTAGGAAGGAAACCTTTGTTATATACATTCTGATATTCCTTCACTTCACCGTCCCTCTCTACAGTTTTTACAGTGGCCATTGCAACAACAGATGTGGAATACTCACCATTTATCTGAGATTTCAGGTCTTTCACATTTCCTTTCATGAGAGACTTCCAATCAATCTCAAGGACAGTGTCTGAATCCCTATAGTCAAGATTACCAAGCCATGTCCTGAGGAAATTGTAAAGCTCCTCTTCGCCTACATAAGCCACCCTATAATCCCTTTTCTTAAACCAATCAGGAAGGAGATTTTCATCAGATGCCCATGAGCATGTACCAACATTATTGATATACTGCTTCTTTGTACCATCCTTGTTCTCTTTTTCCTTGTTCTCAAGGAAGAAAGTCACCTTGAACTTCTCTTTGTTCTTCACTTCCTCAAGCCAGAAATCCAGCCTGAGAGTGGTGTTACCATCTTGAGAAGTGCCAAGATACTCAACTGCCTTGCTGTCTTCTTTCAGCTCAATGTTAAGAACAGTTTTGAACTCTTCCATAGAAGGATTCACTGCAATTACATTAGCTTCAAACAATCCCACTTTCTTTGTAAAATCTGTGCTTGTTTGTTCTTTACGCTTGCCTCCAATTGTGCTCATTGTTTTCTAGTTTTTGTTATTAATTATAATACTCATCAATCTTATCCACTACAATCTGAAGATTGTTAGGGATTTTAATTTCATCGAACATACCATCTGGACTCTTTGCAGGATATTTCTTATACCTGTTGGTGACAAAGTTATAACTTGCTGATCCATCCTTATTTTCTTCCACGAGAGTGTAAAGACATATTGTGAACAATCCTTCCAATGTTATCTGATTGTCCAACATCTTGCCAGATGTCTTCATCTTATATCCCACTATCTCTCCTGCATCTTCAATAGTCTCAGGGTGAGTGAAATAGAAAACCTTCAAATCATCCCTGAGCTTACGAGCTTCCCTGAATAGATCCACCATATCCTTTGCAAGAATGGTGAACTTTGTGAATCCCACTTCTGTTGCTTTTTCAGCCATACGAAAAGCCATCATGTAATTACTGTCTTCAATGATTACATTTTTGATGTGTTCAGCTTTTTCTGAAATGGTCTTAAGCAAACGAGTGATTTCTGTAATTTCATCCACCTCTTTGTAATTCCTGCTCTCCTGATTGTACATCTTCTCTGAGCCCTTGAAAGGAAGTTCTTTCTTGGCTACATTGATGATGTAGGTTTCTTTAGGATCCAGGGATTTGATGGATGTTGACTTTCCAGTGCCTGTATTTCCTACAATGCCTATTAGTTTTGAACTCATTTTTTTATTTTGTTTTATAACCGTAAACAGAGTTAGTTCTTCCTTTTAGTAAATCATAAACTGCATATATTACGCATCCTATATGAGCAGCTGCACTTTTTACACAATCAAAACTATAAACATTACCGTCTTTGTATAAAACTATATTTTGTTTTTCTAAATTAGGATTTTTAGAATTAACTATCCACTCATTTTTTATTTTTTTAGTTTTATTCAAACCTGTATAAATAAAATCTGAAATTTTTAAAAAATCAAGTATTTCTAATTTAGTATCAAATAACATTACTTGTTTTGAAATATAATTATAAATATAAAGATGATTCTCTAAACATAAATTAGAAGTTTTTGACACAAAAATCTTATTTATACTTTTACCAGTTTTAATTTTACTTATTATAACTTTTTTTGAAACTTGCAAATCTTCTGCTGCTAGCGTAATACTTTCGTACTTCTTAATAAAATTCCCTAATTTATCAAATGTATATATAGGAACTACTTTTTTTCTTATTTCATTATTCTTATATTTTTCTTTTAAAGTTTTACTTATTAGTTCTTTTGTAAACACTGAAACAATCTTGCTGTTAGATCCTTGTCCCCTATCTTGTAAATTAACTAAATTGAGTTTGGTTTTATATTTATCAATCAACATTTTTTCAAATAAATGTGATTCTTTCCAACCTTTTATTTCAGTTAGTTTTTTAATTTTTGGTTCAATTCCTTTTTGCAAAAGAGAATTTATCCAATTTACTTTATAAGGGGGATTTTTACCAGGAAAATATTTGTTATAATAACGAGATTTAGTAATATGTTCTATTAATCTAATATGTAAAGGTTTTCTCGTTCTTCCTATATATCTTATTTTACAAGATACAGGGTCATACAAACAATATATATTAATATTCATATAGTAAAATTATTAATTTTTTTAATAAAATTACTATATGAAAAGTTAAAATATTGTTAATCAGTGCTTCCTACGATTCCAATTAATTTACTTGCCATGCTTTCTAGTTTTTATCATCCGAAGGTACGATGATTTCCTCTCTTTTCAAAACTTCTCTGGGTTTTTGGTTTTGCTTTTTATCGTTTGTGGCTTTCTCGTAATAGTGTTCTGCTTTTTCTTTATCAAAACTTCCTATTACATATTTACCATCTACATAAACACCATACCAAAAATCTCCAAGATTGTTTCGTTCTTTTATAAGTTCTACTATCATCTTACATATTTTATTTTTTCTTCATCAAAAAACTCTAATGCCTTGGAAAGCCATTTGAGTTCTACAGCTTCATTGGTGGATACAATATGAATATAAGCCTTCTTGTCAGGGTTGTTGTATTCAAATCCCATACACCTGTTGATCTTTTGGGCAAGGTTTTCAGCATTGCTGTCAAAATAATTGATAATCAGTCTATTGAGTGGTTTGTATGTCACTCCTGAATTACCAATCTTTACGACAGCCAGATGATTACCATGACCACTTGCAAAATCTTGAAATAATTGTTTCTCTGAAGACTTGCTGTGATAGGAAGGAATACCAAGATCATCTGATATCTTCGTCAATCCACAAAACACCAACACTCTCTCATCCTTAAATTTATCCAACAGCTTCTTTGTCAATTCCACTTTAGCTATTGAATTCTGTATAAGCCTCATCCTTGCAAGCCTGAGAAACATTGTGGATTTATTTTCTCTTATGCATTGTTCAATTGCCCATGACAATGCATCAAATTGTTTTTTCTCTGTTCTTTTCTTTTGCTTATAGGCATTCAATTTAATATTATCCAAAGGGGTGGTGTGAACTATTATTTCATAATCCACTATCACCTTTTCCTCAATAGCCTGAGCAATGGAATACTCTGCCAGTACACCAAGTCCTAACTCTCTGAGCAGTGTCTCCTGTGTATCACTTGCAAGAGTGCCTGTGAGCCCCATTACATCCATCTGTGCATTCATGATTTCCTTGCACACTTCTATCTGAGCTTCACTCAATAAATGAATCTCATCAAGAATCAACAAATCATAATCTTCATCAACATGTTTCTTCAATGAGAGATGTGTGGTGAAGGTGACATTGTCTGCATTGTAGTTTGTGGCATTGAATTCATCAACCCAGGCTTGTTTAATCTTAAGATCTGGATAGGCTAAGAGAATTTTTGTCTCTTTAGGCATCTGCTTCAGAGCATGAATAGCTGTCCTGCATTTTCCAAACCTTGGACATAGATTGAGTATTCCATCAGGATTCTCAAGCCACATTTTAGCAAACTCCACTTGCCTTTTGTCTCTTAACGTCATTGATCATTTGTTAGTATGATGGTGGTAAATGTCCAAAACAACCACTCCACATTTATAGAATAATGCTTCTCTACAGCATAACTGGAATATACACTCACTGTTGGAAATAACACTATCTGCCAAAACTTATCTCTCTTGTTAGGTAGAGTGGTCATCCTTAAAAAGTTTATTTTCATGATTTTATATTATACAAAAAATTGTCCCGTGAATAATGATTCATAATTGAATGTCTCCATGTTCTTCGGTTTAGGTAGCTCCTTAAATATGCCTGTAGCACCATGAAAACCCATACCTATTCTTAGGTCTGACTCTCCATATGTATTCTTAAGCACTTTTATACTCCTGAAATAATCACCTCCTTCAGGGGATATGAATTTATTCACTGTATAGCTGACATCATTCGTCTTATATCTGGAAGGCTGGAAAAGAGACACCACTACATCGGAATCCTCTGCAGGTCTACCACTTTCTTTCACCTGATCCAAATTAGGCTCAAAGCTCTCCATCTTTTGATAGATGGGATTACTGATGTCCCTATTAATCTGAGAAACACCAATAGGCGTATATCCTAAGAAATCCCTCATCCATTGAAAATACTCACTTGTCTTGTCAATAGCTTCCTTTTTACTCATGGATTTTTCAGGCTTAACAAGACCAAAGTGATCTACAATAGGAATAACTATCTCATTTTCATGGTTTGGAACATACACCTTGCTGAACTCACCTGTTTCTTCTATCCTACCAGTTTTTTCAGCATAGTTTTTCACATACTTGTAAACACCTGTAGGATTTTGACCGCCTTCCACAATGTCACAGATTTCACAAAGCTCATTGATATAATCCTCATACATGAGAAATAAGTCATGTTCATCCTTTGTAAGCTTTGTGTCCCACCAGCCAAGAAGCTTAGGAATAGGAATCAAAATCCCCTCATCAAGGAATATCTTCCTGCTAGTCCATTTTGCAAGAGTGTATATCTTACTCCTCTCCATAGAAAACAGGATGAATTTCAGCTTGATGCTTGTGTTATGCCTGTTTGCATACCACCAATCAAAAGGATTGAGGATGTAAGCACTATGACAGAAAGCTGATTTACCGCTGCCAGTAGCACCAAAAATCAACGTATAAATACGTTTTCTGATGCCTACATACTTATTCAGCCTGTCAAAGCCCATAGGTATGCCACTATTCTTTCCCTCTATACCTCTTATCACCTCATCTTTCAAAGGTTCAAAATGACTCATATGTCCACTCCTCCTAAAGTTTCTTCTTGGGGTTTATGTTCTTTTGCAAGCTCAATGAATGGCTCAAAGGTTCTTTGATTGAGATAGGTGAGACTATTCTGCATATAACTGAGCTTGTTAGACCCTGTTTTAATGGAATTGTCTTTCTTTTGCATCACTTCAATTTCCAAAGCCTTTATGAGATCATCTGCTGTATAATCTCCTTCAGACAGGATTTTGTTGAACTTCACCTTACAATCATCTTTCTTAACTCTCATACTCCTGCTACCACTGAAAGACTTTCCCTTGTGTGTGAAAGTATCAGTGCCAGGAAATGCCTTCCACCATCTATCAAAATCTTCATTCTTAGGCTTAAACTTCACGATTGTCGTAGTGATGGGTGAAGAGAGGAAGTCTATTAAAGACATCCCCTCTTTTGACACTTTGTAATCATCCGTAATAAGACCTTTCCTTTTTCCCATTTGAATCAGAAGATCAATCTTAGCTCCGTCTGGAATAGTTTCTTCTTCAACTATGAGCTTCAGAAGAAATATCAAATCCAGGGAATAGCCTTTTCTCATTATCTCCTGAAAATGTCCTGATGTCAATTGTAGTATCATTGTTTAAAATATTATCCTCGTCAATCACTCTGATGCCACTTTCCTCTTGCATCAACTCCTCCATTAACAACTTCTCTTCTTCCATAAGATAGATGGTGTCCAACACGTGTGCTCTTTCCCAATCTTCTATAAACATAAAGATAGAATTTATTCTGCTGCTATTCCAAATAAAACCCATTTTCCCAACCTTTCATCGGTGGATTTTTTATACATTACGACAGCCACTTTAGTGTCACCTTTCTCCAAAACCTTTTGCATTTCTACAACAGTCATGATTTGGTTCTTCTCTGTGTACTCCCTTGCATAATTAACAGCCTCACCTTTTGTAGAAAAACCCCTTAAAGTATTTCCTAGTGTAGATCCTTCTTTTACAAAATACGTCAACACCCATTTCTTAGTGCCTTTCTCAACATGATGCACCACCTTACTTTTCACCTTATCGGTGTTTGTCTTAGGCTCTTCTATACATATGCCACAACATTCACGTTTACTCATCTTACTCATCGTATTAGAAATAAAAGCATCCAAAGACTTCCCACTTTTTTTGTATTCATTAGTGAGATCCATAACTCCTGTTGTAGTGCATATTGTTCCATTGTAAGAATCATTACCATACTCTTCTATAGCGTCCTCTACAGCACTATCGTATGCATCATGTAATGATTTACCCCTGTACGAAATTCTAAAATCACAAGCTCCCATAGTTATATGTTTTTTATTATGTGATAGAGTAGATAAAAAATTGATATTGCTGCCATCAGAAGCAACGATATCGCCGTAAATTGTTCAGAATCTCTTATTTGATTTTCTCTTTTTCCTTGTCCCATAATTCATAAATTAAAGAAGCCCCGATGTAAAAACATCAGGGCGTACAATCAATCACTATAAAACCCTTGCTATCCTAAATCTTTCAATATCTCATTATGATCTTTCTTTGTCAAAACCACCCTCAGCCCAAATTCAAGATCAAACCATGCAAATGTCTTTTTGGCTTTTGATGTATTGCATTTCAACACCTTCTTTATCAAGGGAATAGCATATTTCATGTATTCCTCATGCTGGGCTTTTGTAATAGTGATATTGTGAAACCATTGAGTGTCTTTCTTGGCATCTTCCATGGTTTTACCCACCATACCTAGTTGGTATTCAATCAAATGTTCTCCAAGATTTTCTCTGGTGATTTTCATAGCTGACGAATTATTATCTCCATGTCATGAGGAGCTGTCTGATTTCCTCCAAAATAAGGATGCAACAGATAGCCCAATGGCTTAGAAGGAACATCTACAAAAACCAAGGATTTATCAGTGATGAGAACATGATTTTGTTCACTCATAACCATTGAAAAGTCATTTGATTCTCCTATTTCCACTGATTTTATATACTTGCTCATTCTTTTACCTTTCTCATACCAATAGGCAAATATACGCATGTTTTTATTTTCCAAATCGTAATTCCAGCCAAAACGCACACTGTTGTAGTGATGCATTGTAAGTTTCCTTAATGTGAAATATCCTATCCCAAAGAGCTTGTTTATATCTCCCTGATCTTCGGGCCCTATGTCATACCTACAGAGTTCTGTGAATGTCACCCTGTATGTCAAAATACTATTGCCTTTCAAGAGCTTGGGAAAGCTGAATGGGGCATGTGTTCCTTTTTTGATCACCATAACGAAAGTTGATTGGGGTTTGTAATTACATTTGTCTTCTTGCCTCCTGTTTCAATCTTTCTTATTATCTTCTCACATCTTTCTATGTAATAAGAATAATTGATGTTATTCATTGGATGGTCTTTTGGTAGATGATTGCACACTGTGCACATCCATTCACCAGCTTCCACTTGGCTTACAGAAGCAGCATTTGTAGTGCATTCAGGATTTTTCACCTTCAACAGCTTTTCTCCTGTGTTGGATACATAATACCTGATGAGCTTGTTATAGACAGTGGTCTCACCTGTTGTTCTATCCACTCCTTCATAATGAAAGTCTTTAGTGGATTTCTGCCTGATTGCAAAGTCATAGATGTTTGAATGATTCTTAATAGTATCACTCACAGGCACACCATGGACATAATAGGCTTCAAGAGCCAATGGGACAATCCTTGCAGATTTGTTCTTGTGAAGTTCAAAGTCTGTGAGGAAATCACCTTTCTTCTTGATTTCTCCATCTGTCTTTATTGCAAGATAGTCATTCACTGTTGAGAATATAATCTTCTGATAATCAGCTCTTTCAAGCTCATAACCAGTTGATTTACACCACCAGTCATTCACCTCATGCATCTTTCCAATAAGCTCTTTTCTTATTTTGATAGTGACACCATCTGTATTGGCACTTATCACCCTGATACCATTCAGTTCATATTGCTCAATAAGCATCATCAGGCTCAATTCACCTGTAATAGTGGTGAACATGGTGAGCTGTCTGTCATATATCCAGCTTTGTACATCAGAGCTTTTACCATAAACACTGTTAACAGCAAGCTTCAAAGCACCTACAATACCCTTTATCTTCTTATCTTTCTTGGCTAAAGGCTTGAGTTCCAATCTCTTCTCAAACATCTTCTTATATCCAGATAGAAACTCCTTTCCCAAATGTGCAGGATAACGCTTGTTATTGATGATGGTGGCAGGATAATATGCATTCCAGCCTCTGTAACCTTTCAATTACAGCTGGACTATATCATCATTTAACTTTAATTCTTTTTTCCAAACAAACCCATAAATTGAAGGTTTGTGACCTGAACAAACTGAATATATTTGCTGCCATTTATAAGAAGGGTTTTGTTCTGTTATTTCTTTTACAGAATTCCATCTTCTTATAAATTTACCATCTTTACTATACTGATTAATATAATATTTAGTTGTAGCTTCTGAAACTTTCTTTGCCATTTCCTTAGTAGCCTCTGGATTATCTTTCCAATAAGTGTGACTTACTTTTTGTCTCTCTTTTGGATCAGAAAATCTTTTAATTTGAGCTTCGCTAAGCTTTTTTCTTGTTTCTTGAGAAACAATACAACCTGTTTCAGAATCTTCTCTAAAATTATATCCTTTATCTCTATCAGTACATTTAAAGATCTTTTGCCAATATAGCTCTCTGTTTGCTAATTGATCAAGTGTTGTATATTCTAAAACAAAATAGTGAAAATTGTCTCTTCCATATTTGTGCCAAGCATTTATAAGATGATCGTTTTCTTCATCTCTTCTTTTTTTATTCAACTGAGTTATATGTTGTTTAACTCTTGAATAAATGCATTTGGCTTTTCCAATATAGACTTTACCATTCACTTTATTTGCTATACAATATATTCCACTTTGGTTTAAGTGTTCTTTTCTATTCAATTTCATGTTACAAACATATGTAATTACATGGATAGAACCAAGACACTTATGTTAATTAATTGTTAAATGTTCCCTGTTTAGTCTCTGAACCTTGATCTATTTCACTATAGACCCTTGGCTGCGGATTGTCCAATCTTAACCTTTTTTACCATACCTGAGTAGTTACTTCAGCCACTATATGTATTTCTACTATAGCTTGGTAGATTAATCTCTAAGGAGGTTCCCGTCAATTTAAGGAATTTTAGTTTCGCCATATTGTTAACGAAACATCCCAATCAATTATCAGCTCATCTTCATCAGCTTCAAATATCTTAGGCTTGTTCTCTGTATGCAATCCACCCTTCATGAAAGAATATACATTATCATAGAAATGCAGTTCTTTCTTGAAGTCATCATTCATCCCAAGCTTTTCTTTCCTTATTTCATTAAGAAATTCCTGGAGTTCTTTTGTCTGGAATTTGACATAAGGGGCTATACAGTTGCTTACATTCACTGTCTTCCTGAAGAATCCTTTCTTAGGAAGCTTGGAATACTCCATGTTCTTCTCCTCACAATAGTATTTCTTGATCATTTCATCACCAATCTTACTATCTGAATAGTTCAAGCATGGAATACCAAACTCAGCTTCTATGTCCTCCCTAAGCTCAATTTGATTGTTTCCTTTATATAAAGGATGGTCTGTTTCACCTATTGTCACTAAATAAAACTGATAAGTGGCACTTACATCATTTATACAATACTGAAGAGTTGTTTGTATTTCCTCCTGTGTCAGATTTTCTTTCAGGAAGTGAATGGGCATTTCTTCAATGTTCTCAAGATCCATTTCAAATTCAAGCCTTTTGAGACTCACCATTCTGTTTTTATTTGAAAAATGATGTACTTCAAATAAATCTATAATTTTAAAACTTAATTGGAAATCTCTATATTTAGGAAGAATACCATAATTAGAATCATGAATAGTATCACTTGCACAAATTTGTATTATTTTACATATTTCAAGTCTTGATAGTTCATTCCAATTATCATGTTCATTTATTATAAATTGAAGAACTTGGCTATCAAACCTTAATCCATTATAAAAAACAAAATAGTGATCATTTTTTTCCTCAAAATATCTTACCATTTCATCTATGGTATTTTCCCAAGCACTGCATTGAAAATATTTCCATTCTTTAAGTTGAGGATCATAGCACACACACAAAAAATATTCTTGCATTGTTTCTATGTCTGCAATAATCACTTGCATTTTGTAATTTTTAATGTTCTCAAATAAGTGCCTCTAGAAGCAGATCCTGATATTGAGCTTATGCTAACTTTTAATATTTCACATAGTTCTCTAGAACTAGCTTTTCCTATATATTTTCCAAAACAATCATGTATTTGGTAATTAGCACCTTTACATTCTTTTATTTTAGAAAAAATATCTTCCCAATAAGCTTTAACTGAAGCAACTGATACATTGACATCTACTAAAATATACTTAGTCAATAAAGAGTCTATTAAATTTTTCTTATTGAATAGTATATTCATTTTTCTATGAATGTTAGGAGCTTCTGTATTAAAATGTTTTCCACATTTATAAAAATCTGTAAAATCTTTATAAAAGTCACCATAAATAGTGTAGCATTTAATTGCTCGTTTTTCTGCTCCAGCTGACATTTTTATTTTTGTTTCTTTACTTACAGCCTGCTTTCCATAAGGAGAGGTGGGATCTATGTTATATCCATACTCTCTATCGTGTGAATTTAATAAATTACACCAATAGTTTTCTTGTGAAAAAATAAATTTTTCTTCACATTCCTCTAAAATGTCAAATAAAAACCCATCTCTATTATAGAAATTATATGCAGACTGTAAGTGATTGTTGCAATGATTTCCTTTTTTCAACATTAATTTGTGCATGTTTAATCTAGCAACAATATTTCTAGAAGCTCCTATATAAACTTTGCCATTAATTATGTTTTCAATAATATAAACTCCTGATAACTTTTTCATCTTGATATTATCTTAATGAGTAAAGTTATGTAAGAAATTTCAAATTACCAAATAATTTAACAATTTAATTTTCGCAGCTTTCTAAAAGATTATCAATTTTTTCTGTGTTATTGCCAATCCATTCATCAATTGCGTCATTCTGTTCATCTGTAAACAGGGTTTTATCCCAACTGATGTCATCCACTTCATATCCATATCTGTTATCTGATTCCTTTATTCCCCAGAATTCATAACTCCCTATGCCCAGATTGCCATAAGATGCTTCTACAGTGATGTCTACATAAATATAGTCATCTTTGAATGGTATTTCAAATTCTTCTGTAACTGTCATTTCAGTGATTTTATGAAGTTTTCACCTTTACCAATAAGTTCAACCAACACATTGATGTCTTTGCTCTTGAGCACACCTTTTGAGGATTGTCCATTGCTCCAAAGCATATATTCACTCTTTGGAATAGCATACCACAAGTCTTCGTAAGGGTTTGCAAAGAAAATGTAGTCATAAAGTTTTGGATCCATATTTTATATTTTTATTCAAATTCATAAGACAAAGCCTCAAAGTTTTTATTCAGAAGCTTGACAATGTCATGGACAACTGCCTCATTTGCATAATAAACAATGATTCTTGGCCCTTTTTCCTTTGGAAAATCCTCATCAGATTCCAATACACTGATCACCTTGTTATACAAAGGTAGTATTATTGGATCATTGGTATCCAGCAGATTTTAAAAAGTGTTAACGTTGCTTATGACAGTGGTATGATTAAAGGGTTTTTTGTTCCTCGTCATCACTTTTGCTATTTGAGTGTATGGAAGACTCATCTTCTTCTTAAGCAAATACATGCTCATCTGTCTGGCAATCATTATATTTCCTTTCCTGGATGCAGTGTAAAGATCTGTAATTCTTACATTTGTGTGCTTGCACACCACCTTAATGACATTAAACGGATTCATTTTTTTAATATTTTACAGCGTGTCCTTTTGATATGATGTATTCACTTAACAGAGATATTTGATTTCCAGCAAGACGAAGAACACTGTCAATGATAGGTCTACCATATTTATCCAACTGCTTGCTTTCTATTTCAAGCACCCTACCTACAGGAAGTAGTTCTTTGAGAAACTCTTTTGCCGTCTCACCCTTCTCACTTCCCATTTCAGGAGCATTCACTCCTGCTATCCTGCAATTGGATGTCCAATGCATCCTAAATCCAAGATCAATATCCAGCTTAACAGTGTCTCCATCCACCACTCTCACAACAGTGGCTTTGTAATTGTACAGTTCCATAACTAGAATTTTTTATTTAAAGAGTGTTTGCACCCATTTTTAAGAAAATGCACCTATTTATTCTTTTCCGTATGTAATATCGTAATAATTTGTTGGACATTGCTCACCTCCCCATCCCTCACGGAATGAAAAGTCTTGTGCTTTCATAGTTTGCTCCCTCTCCATTGCTTTGGCTTCATGATATTCGGCTATGGGCAATTTCTGAAAATACCCTTGTTCAATCAATTTATCAAAAAACCATTCAACAGCTGATTTGGCCCTTTTCACATCATTAGGCATTGCATTGTATGGTAATATTTGTTCTGATGCGAGCAAATAACCGCCTACCTTTTCGGGCTCTCTTGATAAATGTACGTTTTTTACGGTATCAAATCCTACATAGGTTCCTAATGACCAATTACTAAATACTTTCATCCAAACCTGTTCTCCGTTTTGAGGTGTCCAATTGGTTTGTGTTTGCTCTTTATTCTCCATGTGTTTCTTTGTAGTATTTATTATACTCATCTTCTA